ATGGCCATCGATATTGAAAAGGCCTTTGTGAAGCAGTTCGAACGCGAAGTGCATGAAGCCTATCAGCGCCAGGGGTCCAAGCTGCGCGCCACCGTGCGGTCAAAGGGCACGGTGCAGGGCGCCAGCACGACCTTCCAGAAGGTCGGCAAAGGCACCGCCTCCACCAAGGCGCGCAATGCGCCGGTGCCGGTGATGAATGTCGACCATGGCAGCGTGGAATGTCTGCTGGCCGATTATTATGCCGGCGACTGGGTCGACAAGCTGGATGAGCTGAAGACCAACGGTGACGAGCGCGGCGTCATCGCCAATGCCGGCGCCTATGCGCTGGGCCGCAAGACGGATGAGCTGATCATCGCCCAGCTGGATAAGAATACCCGGCTGGCCGGGGCCGACAGTGACGGCTTGACCCGCGACAAGGTGCTGACGGCGTTTGAGCTGCTGGGCGGCAGCGACGTGCCCGATGATGGCCAGCGCTTCGCCATTGTCGGCTGGAAACAATGGAGCCAGCTGCTGGGGATCGAGGAATTTGCCAATGCCAATTATGTCGGCGATGGTGAGCTGCCTTGGCGCGGCACCCAGGCCAAGCGCTGGCTGGGCACGCTGTGGATGCCGCATTCCGGCCTGACCCGCACGGCCAGCGGCGCCCGGCTCTGCCACTGGTACCACCGCACCGCCATCGGCCATGCCAGCGGGGCGGATGTCTCCACCGATGTCACCTGGCATGGCGACCGGGCCGCCCATTTCGTCAACAACATGATGTCGCAGGGCGCCTGCCTGATTGATGGCGACGGCGTGGTGACGCTGGCCTGCAAGGAATAAGCGGCGGGGGTGCCCCCAGCCGGTCTTCTGTCCTCTGCCCTCATCGAAGGAATCTGATCCATGGCCTTTCTGCCGAAAGACCTGGGCGTGCTGGCCTATGCCAATGGCTTCACGCTCTGGCACTACACCACGCCCGATGCCCACACGTCGGTGCGGGTGACGGGCTATTTCAACGCGGCCAACCACATGCTGCGGCTGGGCGACATGATCCTGGCCAATACTGGCACCGGTGGCACGCCGGTTGCCGGCATCCTGCTGGTCAATGGCAACAATGGCGGCACGGTCGACGTGTCCGACCTGACGCAAGTGGGGGCGGTGGACAGCGATTAAGGGGGGATAGGCGTTATCACTCCTGTTTTCCGCACCCGTTCCCCTCTCTCTACCGTCACCCCGGCCTGCGCCGGGGTGACGGTGGTGGGGGATGGTATCCGTGGCCCCCCCACAAAAAGGCTTCCCCCATGACCGACCCCGCCGTCGGGCTGTGTGCCCGCGCCCTGATGAAGATCGGGGCGGCCCCGCTTGCCAGTTTTCAGGACGGCACGGCGGAGGCCGAACTGGCCGCCGGGCTTTATCCCGGCTGCCGTGATGCATTGCTGGCCGCCAATGGCTGGAGCTTTGCCACCCGTCAGGCTCCCCTGGCGCGGCTGGCAGAGCCCCCGCCCGCCGATTTCGCCCATGGTTTCGCCCTGCCGGATGATTTCCTGCGCGCCCTGTCGTTGGGCACCGCCGGGCGCGGGCGGGGGCTGGAATATCGCATCCAGGGAGCAGCTTTGCTCTGCGACGCGCCGGCCGTGGTGCTGACCTATATCGCCCGGGTGGCGGAGGAGACGTTCCCCGCCTTCTTCGCCCAGGCGCTGATCGCCCGGCTGGCGGCGGAATTCTGTGTGCCGCTGACCGAAAACAGCAGCCGTGCCGACAGCCTGAACCGGCTGGCGGAAACGGAATTCCGCCGCGCCCGCCAGATTGACGCCGGGCAGGACAGCCAGCCCGGCTTCACCGATTTCTCTTTGATCGAGGCCCGATTCACATGACCCGTGTCCGCCCCGTCAAAACCAGCTTTACCGGTGGCTGTGTCAGCCGTGCCCTGCTGGGGCGTGGCGATCTGCGCGCCTTTGACAATGGCGCGCTGGACCTGACCAATGTGCTGGTGGAGCCGACCGGCGGCGTCACCCGCCGGCCCGGTACGGCCTTCATCGCCAGCCTGGCGGGGCGGGGCCGGCTGGTCGCCTTCACCTTTTCCACCCAACAGACGCATCTGCTGGCCTTCACCGACCGGCAGGTCACCATCTTCGCCAATGATGCGGTGCTGGCCCGCCTGCCCACGCCCTGGACCCTGGATCAGTTGCCCGCCATCCAATGGGCGCAGAGTGGTGACGTGCTGCTGGTCTGCCATCCGGTGGTGCCGCCGCAGCGGCTGACCCGGCTGGGGGCTGACCAATGGCGGTTGCAGCCCTGGAGCTTTGTGGAGGAGGAAGGGCGTCCCCGCATCCCCTTTTACCGCTTTGCCGAGGCGGCGGTGACGCTGACGCCATCAGCTTTGACCGGGCGGGTGCGGCTGCGGGCATCGGCCCCGGTCTTCGGGCTGGGGCATGAAGGCATGGCGCTGCGGGTGCATCGCCAGCCGGGGCGGATTGCCGCCGTGCGATCCCCCACAGAGGTGGAATGGGATGTGGTGGACAGCCTGCCCCATCTGAACCCGACGGCGGATTGGGATGAGGCCGCCTTTTCCGCCATGCGCGGCTGGCCGGTCAGTGTGGGGTTCCACCAGGACCGGCTGGTCATTGGCGGATCGCGCGATCTGCCCAACCGGCTGTGGCTGTCCAAATCCGGCGACCTGTTCAATTTCGACCTGGGCAAGGGGGAAGATGACAGCGCCATTGAATTCGCCATCCTGTCGGATGAGGTGAACCCGATCCGCCGCATCTTCTCCGGCCGGCATTTGCAAGTCTTCACCACCGGCGGCGAATGGGCGGTGACGGGGGAACCGCTGACCCCGGCCGCCATCCGGCTGGACCGGCAAACCCGCATCGGCAGCCCGGCCAGCCGGCAAATCCCGCCCAGGGAAGTGGATGGTGCCACCATCTTTGCCGCCGCCGATGGCAGCATCCGCGAATTTCTCTGGACCGATCTGGACCGTTCCTATGCCGCCACCGACCTGTCCGTCATGGCCCGCCATCTGCTGCCCGGCACGGTGGAACTGGAACATGATGCGGGGCGTCGGCTGCTGCTGGCGGTGCAGGAAGATGGCACGCTGGCCGCGCTGACGCTCTACCGCGCCGAACAGGTCAGCGCCTGGACAAGGCTGACCACGCAGGGCCGCATCCTCTCCATCGCGCTGGTGGGCGGGGTGATCTATTGGCTGGTCGAACGCGACGGGGCGGTGGCGGTGGAGGCCTGGGATGCCACGCTGGGCGTGGATAGCGGCCTGACCGGATCGGCCGACAGCGCCACCCGCCGCTGGAAGGGGCTGGACCATCTGGATGGGCGCAAGGCCCGCGTGCTGGCCGATGGCAAGCTGATGCCTGACCGGCCGGTGGCGGCCGGGCGCATCCGCCTGCCGGAAGCGGCCCGCAGCATCCAGGCAGGATTGCCCTTCAGCCATATTATCGAACCCATGCCGCCCAACCCTGTGGCGGCGGAGGGACAGGGACGGCGGGCCCGTCTGCTGGCCGTGACCTTCCGCTTGAAGGACACGCCCCTGCTGCGCGCCGACCTGGGGCGGGGGCCGGTGGAAGTGCCACTGCGGCGGACCACCGGCCCCCTGGCCGTGCCCACCCTGACCGATACGGCCCCGCCCCCCTTCACCGGGGAAAAACGCATCGCCACGCTGGGCTGGTCGCTGGATCCGGTGCGCCCGCCCTGGCGCATCATGGAGGACCGGCCGCTGCCCTTCACATTGCTGTCCGTGACCCAAGAGATGAAGGTGAATGACTGATGGCTGGTATTACCACCCCCGCCCTTTCCGCCCTGTCTGCCGTCACCACCCCGGTTCAGACCGTGCTTTCCGGCGTCAATACGGTGAAGGGCACCATCGATCAGGTGCGCGACCTGACCGGGGCCAATGAACGCCAGGCGGAACGGCAATTGGCCGAGCGTCAGCAATCCGCCCTGAACAGCCTGCGCGCCCGCCAGGATGCCGACAGTGTGGCGTTGCGGGCCACTGTGCAGAACCAGGCCGACCAGATCGCCACCAATGCCGCCGCCGACGAACGCAAGCGCCAGCAGGCGCTGCGCCGGGCGGTGGGTCGCACCCGCGCACAACTGGGGTCACAGGGGATTTCCACCGCCGATGGGTCGGGGGAGGCGATCCTGCTGGGCCAGATGCAGGAGGCGGGGGAGGAGAAAGCCGATGCCGACCGGCTGAACGCCCTGCGGATCAAGGCGTTGGAACAGCAGCAGCAGAGCGAATATCAGCGCAACCTGCTGGAACTGTCGGAGCTGCAGGAACGCCAGCGGCTGGAGCGGCTGGCGCGGCGGTAGGGCTTCATCGTCCCCGTTCACATATCCCAACCCTCACCCCGGCCTTCGCGCATAGGCGCTAACTTTGCCCATGGCCCTCTCCCTGCCTCCCCCGCGAAAGCGGGGGTCCAGGGGGCAAAGGCACCGAAGCGTTGACACTGGCGGCCCCTGGATCCCCGCTTTCGCGGGGAAGGCACTTTATTCCATGGGACTAACGTAGCGCCTATGCCGCAGCATGGGTGACGGTGGAGAAGGCGGGACTGTGGCGGACCGCCCGTCAAGTCAAAGCCTTTGCGCGTGAGCGGAAGAGGCACAGAGGCGCACACAACGCCCACGCATCCCCACCCGTACCCCACCTGATCCCCCCAAAAGGAATCCCCCCCCATGACAACCGACACAATCCCCGTGCCGGCGGTGAGCCCGCGCGTGCATTATCTGGCGGATGGCGTGGCCAGCCGCTTTGCCTTTGCCTTTCCCGTCTATGCGGCGGCGGACCTGACCCTGCATCTGGATGATGCGCCCGTCACCATGGGCTTCAGCCTGGATGGGCTGGGGGAACCGGGTGGCGGGGCCGTCCGCTTTGCCACCCCGCCGGCAGCCGGCAGCCGCATCACCATTCAGCGCCGTGTCTCACTGGACCGGCAGGCCGATTTCCTGGAAAGCGGGGCGATTTCCGCCCGCAGCCTGAATGCCCAGTTGAACCGGCTGACCGCCATGGTGCAGCAACTGGCCGCCGACCAGGACAAGATGCTGAAACTGGCCGCCACCGACCTGCCGGCCTCTCCCCTGCTGCCAGGCCGTTCCGTGCGCGCCGGCAAGGCGCTGGGCTTTGATGAAGCGGGCAACCCGGTGGCGCTGGGCCTGGAGGCCCTGCCCACCACCGCCCAGGCCAGCGCCCATGGCGCCGGGGCCGTCGCTCGCCCGGTGGCGGACAAGCTGCGCGATCTGGTTTCCGTGCGGGATTTCGGGGCCGTCGGTGATGGGGTGGCTGATGATACCGGTGCCATCCTGGCCGCACTGGCCGCCCATCGCTCCGTCTTTCTGCCCGCCGGCACCTATCGCACCAGCGCCACCATCACGCTGGGCTATGGCCAGACGCTGTATGGGGAGGGGGAGGGCAGTGTGATCCAGGCGCGCGCCAGTGCCTATGACCCCGTCAACCTGCCGGAATATCCCAGCCAATTCAATGCGGTGGAGATGGTGGATGGTTACGCCGCGCTTCGCAACCTGCGCATTGTCGGCGGGGCATCGGGGGTGAAAATCTATGGCCGTGACGGGCCGGCGGTGAAGAATGTGGTGGAGAATATTTCCATCTGGGACAGCCTGATCGGGCTGGTGCTGGATGGCTATGACGATACCAACCGCCCCTGTTACTGGAACCATATCGCCCGCGTGCTGGTGGCCCGTCCCGCCCTGCATGGTGTGCTGTTGACGGTGGAAGGCGATGGCGACACGCCCAACGCCAACAAGTTCCAGGATGTCCGCGTCTACAGCCTGTCCGCCCCCATGAGCGGCTGCGGCTTCTTTGTTTCAGCGGGGCGGTTCAACAATGCCTTCACCGACTGTGAGGCTAACCTGCATCCAGGGGCGGAAGCCTGTATGCGGCTGGGGGCGGCGACGGACCAGAATCTGATCGTCAATTTCTATGCCGAAAGCTTAGGAGCCCTGCCCGGCATCCGCATTGATAATGGCAGCCAGAATAGCGGTATCGTCAACCTGTTCAGCGCCACCGCGGGCCAGCCCATCTGGGATCCCACGGGGGCCCGCGCCTATACCGCCATGAATGCGGGTTATCCGCTGCGCAACCTGTTGAAGGAAACCCACATCACCGACCTGCGGGTGGAGGGGTTCAGCGTCGACACCAACTATGTGGAACCGCAAGCCGGCGGGCTGGTGGAGGCGGAATTGACCTCCACTTCTCACCTTGTCTCGGCCTTCGGGGGAGAGGTGGAATTCCGCCTGCCGGCCGCCGGTACCGCCAATGGCCGGATGCTGACCATCAAGAAGACCGATGCCAGCGCCCACCCGGTGCGGGTGACGGAGCTGGGCGGGCCGGGGCCGGATGGCAGGCCGGTGGTGCTGGCCAGCCGTTATGACAGCGTGTCGGTCATTTCCAACGGGGCCAATTGGTGGGTCACCGGCGGCACGGCCCAGCCCGGCAATGCGGAATTCCGCGATGTGGCCGGGCTGTTCGAACCCGATCTGGCCAAGGCGCTCTATCTGATCAGCGGGGCTGATGGCGATGTGGAGGTGCGCTTGCCCAGCCCATCGGCCAGCCACGCCGTGGGCCGCAGCCTGACCATCAAGAAGGCCGATGACAGTGACGGCGTGGTGACGGTGACCGCGGCCACCGGCATCGGGCCGGATGGCCGCGTCTGGCGGCTGGGCAAGCGCTATGAATATGTGCGGGTGTTTTCCAACGGGGCCGGCTGGTGGGTGACGGCGGCCAGCCGCAGCCCGGCCCCGCTGCATTTCCATGAAGCGGCGGGCCTGTTCCAGCCCGATCTGGGGGCGGCTTTCTATCTGGTGTCGGCCTATGCCGGCCCGGTGGAGGTGCGCCTGCCGGCACCGGCAGAGGGCAATAGCGGCATCGCCGTCACCATCAAGAAGACTGACCCCGGTAGCCATCCCGTCACCATCAGCAGCGGCGATGGCACCACCGGGCCGGATGGTGGGCGGGTGACGTTGGCGGCCCAGTATGACGGGGTGGTGGCGCTCTCCAACGGGGCGGCCTGGCATCTGGTCGGGCGCTGCCGATGACAGCGCCGCCGCCTGAGATGCTGGATTTCCAGCAATTCGTCGCGGTCTGGAACGGGGAACAGGGGATGGGCACGCCGGCCCTGCACGCCGATATCTGCCAATGGTTGGAAGATCAATGGCGGCAGGACAGGCGGGAATTGCTGCTGCTGGCCTTCCGCGACAGCGGCAAATCCACGCTTGTGGGCCTGTTCTGCGCCTGGCTGCTCTATCTGGCCCCGGATCGGCGGGTGCTGGTGCTGGCCGCCGACTATAACTTGGCCAAGAAGATGGTGCGCATGGTCAAGCTGGTGGTGGAGCGCCACCCCGCCTGCCAGGGCCTGAAGCCGGCCAAGCCGGAACTGTGGGGGGCGGAAGAATTCATCATCGCCCGCAGCCGCGTGGATCGTGATCCTTCCATGGCGGCCAAGGGGATAACGGCGAATTTCACCGGTTCCCATGCCGATATCATTGTCTGTGACGATGTGGAGGTGCCCAACAGCGCCAACAGCGCCGATAAGCGCGCCAGCCTGCGCCAGCGTCTGGCAGAAATCGCCAATGTGATCTCCCCGCAGGGTCTGGTGCTCTATATCGGCACGCCGCACACGTTCCATTCCATCTATAGCCGCCTCCCTTGTTCGGAGTTGGGGGAGGAGGTGCCGTTTCTGGACGGGTTCACCCGGCTGGAAAAGCCGGTGCTGAATGCGGACGGCATGTCCGCCTGGCCGGAACGCTTCCCGCCGGAGGTGATTGAGAATATCCGCCGTCGCAACGGCCCGAACAAATTCGCCAGCCAGATGCTGCTGATCCCGGTGTCGACCGAGGATGGGCGGCTGGAACTGGAACGGCTGCAAACCTATGAGGCGGAATTGCAGATCATCCGGGCCGGTGGAGAAACCCGCTTCCGGCTGGCGGACCGGGCGCTGCGCACCCTGCGCCTGTGGTGGGATCCAGCATTGGGTATCCGCCGCCGTCATGCCCACAAGGCCGGTGACGGCAGCGTTGCCGTGCTGCTGGGCGAGGATGGCAGGGGCCGGTTCTTCCTGCACCGCATCCGCTATCTGGCGGTGCCGGCGGGGATGGAGAAACAGGCCGGGGCCGTGCAATGCGGCCAGATCGCCGACATGGTGGCCGACCATGCCATCCCCACTGTGCATGTGGAAGCCAATGGCATCGGCTCGTTCCTGCCGGAAACCCTGCGCGGCGTGCTGGCGGAACGCGGGCTGAAGGCGCGAGTGATGGCCGAAAACTCCAACCGGCCCAAGGAGGAACGCATCCTGTCGGCCCTGGATGCCCCGCTTTATCGCGGTGACCTGTTCATCCATGACAGCGCCCGCGACACGCCTTTCCTGGCGGAAATGCGGGAATGGCGGCCCGGCGGCAAGGGCCATGATGATGGCTTGGACGCCGCCGCCGGCGCCATCCTGGCCTGCCCCCCGCAACTGCCCGAGAACCGGCCGGCCCGGTCGATGGTGGTGGCGGCGGGGGATTTTGCGGTGTGACGGGGGGCGTTTTGTCCCCTGTTGTGCCGGTTTCTTTTGTCACCCCATCGCTTCCATTGGTCCCGCCTTTGCCTGTCGACGCCTGTTCAAGAAGTTGACCGTTGGTTTCCCGTTATCATCCACCGTCACCCCGGCGAAGGCCGGGGTCCAGTTTCGTAAGGCAGAGTGCCTGTGCTTCTGGACCCCGGCCTTCGCCGGGGCGACGGGAGAATGGGTGGAATTCGTGCGGAAAATCTCCAAGGGCAGCGCCGATAGGCCTTAGTGGGATCATCACCAACATCCCCCCAATCAGGAGTCTCCCCCAAAATGAATCCCGCCCCCACCCTTGACCTGATCTGGTGGATCACCGCCATTGAACTGCCGGCCTTGGCCGGGCTGTTCTGGATGGTGCAGCAGACGCGCAAGGATAATGAACAGGCCCTCGACCCGCTGCGGCGGGGGCTGGAAACCACCTCAGCCCAGCTGCGGGAGGCGCTGGCCGCCTATAAGCTGGAAGTGGCCAAGAACTATGCCTCCATCGCCGATGTGAAGGCGCTGGAGGACCGGCTGACCAGCCATCTTTTGCGCATCGAAACCAAGCTGGATGGCCGTCTGGCCGATGGCGGTGTGCGATGAGCCGGCCCTGTCTGACCCCCGATAGCGCCGCACCCCTGCCCCCGCCGCGCATCAGCAGCAGTGACCCCGCCTATGAACTGGCCCGTTCCATCTGGGCCACGGCGGCGGCGCTGGGCGTGCGGGCGATGGAGGCGCTGGCCGCCATGGCGGTCAACCGGGCGCGGTTGCTGGGCGTCAGCCCCGGCCATGTGGCGCGCGATGGGGAATTGTTTGCCTGCCAGCTGCCCTTTCATCCGCTTAACACGGCCATGCAGGACGCGGACAGCCGCAATCCCACTTTTGCCATGGCCCTGCGCATTGCCCGGCGGGCCATGACCCCACCCCCCGGCCAGCCCGACCCCAGCCGGGGGGCCACCTGTTTTCATGCCAGCGGCGATTTGCCAGCCTGGGAGGCCAGGGCCAAACCGGTTGCGGAAGTCGCTGGCATCATCTTCTATGTAATCAAGCCTGAGCATCAGCAATAA